ATTTAACCACCTAATAAAGTGTTGCCACCTAAGTTTAAATCTTTTGTGTCTACACCTTGTACTCCAGTAAGTAATGTACCAGCAGGCCCTGCCATCGCTGCCTGTTCTTCTTTTTGAGTTAACGCACTAACATCTGCTCTCTTTCTATTGGCTTTATTAAATTCAATATCAGCACGATCTGATGCTTCTTTCGCTCTCTGTCTAGCATCTTCATTTGCTTGTCGTTGCAATGCTAACTGTTTCTTTTGTTGTTTTCTTTGTTGATGCGATGCATATAACTGCGATCCAACAGTAGCTGCTCCTACAATAACGGCTGATACTACCATTGTTTAAATCTCCTTAGAATACATGATTTCTTGTACACCATATTTTAATTTAGGTAATAACTTAGCTAAAGCGGTGTGTTCTTTAGCGTGCCATAACATCAATTTGCAGCCTTCAGACCTTGCGTGATCTTCTGTAACCTTTATCAATTTCAAACCTAATCGTCCACCCCTAAATTCTTTTTTGACAAACAAAACGTCATTCTGGGTGACTCTTAGATCTGCATAATGAAAATGATGCATGATGATATTCATAGAATAACCAATACAAACATCGCCTTGCATTGCTAGATAAATGAACAAAAATCCGTTATTGTCCACCGATTCATACATCGGCCAATTAGGCTTTAGCTTCATTACTTGTTTGTTACGAGCAATCTCTTCGTAATGCTCTTCAAACAATGGTTCTGCTAATACCTTGAATTCATCTAACGTGCAGAGTCTAATTTCTGTTTTAGGTACTCTACTTTCGTTTACAGTAGCTGTACTATCAGCAGTTACGGTCACACTAGTCATAAGGGATATAATGTATATATCTATTATTGGAACTATTTTTAATTAATGCAAGTAAGTCTGGACTATACCGCTCGTGAATGGCAAAGACAATGTCATATAAACAAAAAAAGGTTTAGTGTTTACGCTCTGCATAGACGTTCTGGTAAAACTGAACTCGCCATTATGGAGCTAATAGACAAAGCCATGAAGACAGATAAGGAACTAGCTATGTTTGTCTACGTTGCTCCTTTCTTACGTCAGGCTAAAGCCATCGCATGGGCTAGGTTAAAGCAGAAAATAGAGCCATTAAGACAAAGATCAGCTATAGAAATAAATGAAGGGGAATTATCTATAAAGTTCAAACATAATGGGGCAATAATCAGATTGTTTGGAGGTGATAACCCAGATGCGATGCGTGGTCTACGTCTAGATGGCATAGTTATGGACGAGGTCGCACAGTTAAAAAACGAATTGTGGACTGACATAGTACAACCTGCACTCTCTGACCGTCTTGGGTGGTCGATATTTATCGGTACTCCATCAGGAATTAATCTATTCTCTGAGTTGTATTACAAAGCAATAGATGAAGAGGATTGGACGGCAGCCAGATATACCGTTTATGACACAGATTCGCTACATCCTAATGAGGTGACTCGTCTTAAACGAGACATGAGTGAGACTTCCTTTGCTCGTGAGTATTTATGTGACTTTTCAGCACAGGGTGATGATCAACTTATAGCCCTAGCAGATACCGAAGATGCTGCTAAAAGGACATACCAGGCAGATCATGTAAAGTTGTCACCTGTAGTTCTAGGCATTGACCCTGCAAGATTTGGTGATGACCGTTCTGTTGTATTCCGTAGGCAGGGAAGACAAGCTTTTAAGCCTGTGGTCTACCGAGGGATAGACAATATGGAACTAGCAACAAGGGTTGCTAACCTGATAGAGGAACATGATCCTGATGCTGTATTTTGTGACGCAGGGGCAGGGAGTGGAGTCATCGACAGACTAAGACAATTATCGTATGACGTTATAGAGATTCCATTTGGTGGTAAGGCCACTAAACCTGATCAGTACATAAACCGTAGATCCGAGATGTGGTGGTTAATGAAACAATGGATAGAAGAAGGAGGAGCAATACCTAACGACATAGCCCTTAAACAAGAGTTAGCTACTCCCATTTATTGGTACGACAATGTGGGCAGAAGAGTGCTTGAGTCTAAGGATCAGATTAAGAAAAGATTGCAGGGTGCAGGCTCTCCAGATTTAGCTGATGCATTAGCCCTCACATTTGCTCTCCCAGTAGCCAAGAAACAACCAGAGGATATATACATCAAAAGACGTAAACAAGCCACACAAAAGACCGACTATGACCCTTACAAAGTCCTCTAATTTTAGACGCATAGCCGAAGGGCTAGACGTTGAACCATTGCTCCAATTGTTGGATGCCAAGCCTGAGTTATGGAAGGAGATTAAAACAAGACAAAAGTTCTTAGGTAGTCCACACAAAGACACCGAGAGTATTTATGTGCGAGGTCCTCTCAAGATGTCGCAATATTACGTTCTTTGGGATACTGGCAGCTATGACTATCCATGTATGGAGTACTTGAAACCTGCCCTAGTTCCATTGATGCGACCAATACTGGAGCAGCTACAAGTTAAGGAGATGGGAAGGGTATTAATAGTTAACTTGAAGCCTAGCGGTCACGTTACAAAACACAATGATCAAGGAACATATGCGGACTATTATTCAAGGTTTCATATTGTCCTTAAATCAAATCAATTTTGTAGTCAAACGTGCGGTGATCAGGAGCAGAAGTTTAAGGTTGGCGATGTTTGGTGGTTTAACCATAAAGAACCCCATACAGCCGATAACATAGGCGATACAGACAGAATTCACATTATCTTTGATTGCGTTCCTACTGTGGAACTCCAGTAACTACATTCACATTAATATCACCTTTAGTTTCAATTCCTATTAACTTCTCTGAGTATTCCTGTGGATACCATTTAGCCAATAACCGAAGTCTTAAATCTGCCCTTGATCTCATCCAGTTAACGTGGGCATTATCCATTCTTGCATTCTCTCCCTCACCGATCATAGGAGGAGGAGTATCAACAAGTGCTAAAGCTTCTTCTGCAATTGCTCTAGCTCCTAAGAATCTGCTCGTATGTACGAAGCGTGACATGAACTCTTTATCCTTATCTAACCACCGATACAAAGTTCTATAAGAAGGCATTCCCTTTTGCCTACAAAATGATCGCAAAGTACCACCGTTAGCGACATATTCTAAAACCTTTTCAACTATTACAGGATCAGGTTTTTTAATTGGCCTACCTAACTTTGATTGTTTTGAATCTGTCAGGATAATCTGCTCTCCGCTCATAACGACATATCTTGGCTATGGTATGTTTATTCAAATTAAAAATTTTAGATAAAGTAGAATATCCTATACCGTCCTCCTCGTGTAAATCACGCAAGGCATCAACAACAACATCACTAATTCTAGGATTGTGGTTATGGTGGTAAGAATTAATTCTATAACCTTTGCTATTAACCCCAATTACTAAGGTTTTAACTGGAGTTGAAGCAGTCATAAAAAAATGAATAAAATTAAATAAAATATAAGAAATTTTTAAGTAAATTGCAATATTTAAAATATATTACTTGACACTTGTAGTACTTAATGCTACATATATATATAGGTTAAGCAATTAACCCATTGTCACTAACTAATTCAATTAACTACACAATGACATTCACAGCAAAAAAACCATCAGTTAAGGTCGAAGACCAAATTTTAGCTGATTTCATGGAATTATTAGATTCAGATAAGCTTGATGCTTGTTGGTCTAAGCCTTGGACAAATACAGAGTCTAAGGGTCAGCATAATTTCCTTACTGGCAATTCCTATACTGGTGCAAATCCAATCATCCTACAAATGTATATGACTTTAAGAGGTCAAACATTACCTATGTGGTGCGGATTTGGTCAGGCAAAAAAAGAGCTAAATTGTATTCCCAAAAAGGGTTCACGCTCAGCAAAGATTTTAAGGCCGAATTTAATTAAAATTGATCTTAAGAATGAGGACGGCTCACCCAAACTAGATAAAGCAGGGAATCCTGATTTCTACATGAAGTTAACTTTCAAGGGTGCATCAGTTTTTAACATTGAGGACTTAGTAGGACTTAACGACAAAGGCCAAGCCAAACTTGATAAAGCAATTGCTGATTTTAAGGCAGAATGCAACAAGGAAGCTAGACCACTTTCTCAAAGATGCGAAGAAGCCCACAAGCGATTAATGGTCTTTTCTAAGGATCTTAAAGGTGGCCTAATTCATGGAGGTGACCAAGCATACTATCAGGATCAATTGGATCATGTAGTAATGCCTGAGAGAAGTTCCTTTATCAATGATGAAGAGTATCTCTCAACGCTATCCCACGAATATTCTCATGCGACAGGTCATAAAGATCGCCTTAATCGCAAATGGTTAAACGAGTACCGCACTTATCGAGGACTTGAGGAGTTGACGGCAGAATTCTCAAGCGTGCTCATAGCAAATAGATTACAAATCACTTGTAATACTAAAAACCATGCAGCGTATATTTCAAGTTGGGCTAAGTCAGTTAAGAACGCTAAGAACCCAAGCCAAGCATTAATGAAAGTATTCAGCAATGCAGTTAAGGCAGCCAACCTTGTAATAGGTGAGAGTTAATCTCAC